AGATGCTGAGAAATTTCTAAATCTTCTTGAAATCCTAAGGGAAGTTCTTAAAGATATTATGGAATATGTATATACAGAAAATTATTTCACCCCTTAGAATCCCTGTGTGAATTTGATGAAATAGAACCAACAAATACACAAATACACAATTACAATAAAAAATGAATTTTATATGATTGATAATCAAGTATTCCAACTGAAAAATGAGCAGTTCATCTGTTATGTCCGTGGCTGACATTATTAAGCTTTCTAAAACGGTAATTGAAAAGAGTTCTATCGACTTGGCGCGTTTGGCATGCGAAAAATGTCTAACTCGCTTAACCAATCTCAATAATCTCAATAACTCTTCTTTGGGATTTTCATCCATGATGTCAAAAGTAAATGAAAGTATAGATATGTTGATTCATGATCTGAAAACATCGTCTCAATATTGGTCCCGAAATCAGGAGTTTATTTACAGTATTATTGAAACACAAATTCGTGAAAAAGATAATGCGAGAAATATTCCTATGGGACTTCGTACGGCTTCTAATTTCATTAACTCTTTTCAATTTGCTCTTAAAGCACTAATGACCTTGTTCTTTTCATAATATGAAAATGTTGAACTAAAAACTTTTATTTTTTTATCAATAAAAAATTTGAAAATAATATATAAAGTAATACAATATCCTATCAAAGATATTAATCAATGTCTACTCTGTATCGTCAATTTATTGATGCATCTAGCAACTCAAGAGTAATCGGCGCGTGTTCATCTTTTAGCGATGGAAGTGTCGCATTTACTGTCAATTGCAGTTGTGAACGGGCGATTAGTATGAATTTTTCACTTCCTCGCAGTAACGAAATAGGCCGAGGAACTTCATTAAAATCTGTTAATTTAGTATATAATGTTACAGGAGAAACATTAAGTAATATTACATTAACACTTAAACAGATTATTGTTTCTAATAATTTCTCGGTTGTGGAAAATATAATTTCTCTAAATCCCACCAGTTTTGTATTAATCAACAATTCTTGGGCTATTATCAATAATATTATTACTCGACTTACAAATCCAACTATCAACAATAACGCAGAATCAACAAGCACATATTATTATCTTGAAGTTAAATTCATTCCAACATCAACTGAGTCACAATCATTAATTAGATTCTATGGTATTGACCTTGAATATTCGCTAACAACTGGTATTTCTTCAACTGCAACTACAAGCACAGGTAGCGGCTTTATTCCATCAACATCCTCCTTTCATGAAATTACCACAACGGGCGTTGGCGACGTTATAACATTAGCAAATGGAACACCTGGGCAACATCTTTATGTAGTATATAAAGAAGAAGCTGCGTTAAATAACACCGCAACAATATCACTATCGTCGGGAGTAGGTGGAAATAATGTCACATTTACAAAACGGGGCGATACGGCTCATTTGATGTATGGTACCGGCGGATGGTATTTTATTTCGGGCACAGCGACATTTAGTTGATGAGCAACGTCACATCTTTAAAAAATATAAATGTTATTTTTTAAAGATATATTGCTTGTTGTATAGTGCAAAATTAATGAACTTTAAAGAGCTAAAACAATACGATCAATCATCCAACGCTACGATTGGTCGCAAAAAAGAAGATCAAATTAAATATGGGCAATATTTAGCACAGTGCAAAATCACGGGAAATAATATTGGTGATAAGCTTAAAGAATTATTTAGCAATTTATACAAAGATAGATCGTGGATTATTACAAAGAATAAGTTCCCTTATGATATTGATGATCAAGTAGTGCATTTGCTTATTTGGTTAAATCCTAATAAAACTCCAAGTGAGCAAGAAATAAGAAAATATCTGCATCAACTGGTGGGTGATGATTATATTATGTTCAAAAATACACTTGATAAAAAAAGTATTCCATCTGTTGATCATTTTCATTTATTTGTGAAAATAAAGCATATGGATGTGGAAGCAATTGAGTTAGACGATATTTAGTTGTATTAATCATATGTACTATTTTCTTCAATTCCATCTGTATAAGTGCGAGAAGTTGATAAACGCTTAAGTTTATCATGATTTGCATTGATTTGTACAGAGTCGGAATTATGTGTTTCGCTATCTTCTACGTGAATGTGTCTTGAGATTGGTAATTCTCTTATTGATGTTCTTTGTCTTGCTATTTGATTATCATCAACATTGGCATGAACATTGTTATATTTTTGATTCTCAAGTTCAAAATCCGGGTTTTGTACTTTACTAGCACTCATCACGGGTCTGACACCTTTTTTTTCTAGAATTTTTATAGTGCATATCCAGATAACAAATACTAGTGATATTACTGCACATATTGCTATAGCAATTCCTAAAGCGATTTTATATGATTCAGTTTCAGTAACTGTGGTATTTACATTTGTATTGATTATTTGATCTTCTACAAGAAAAGAAACACGCTGACCGCATTTTGTATCTTCAATGCCTTCTTCTACTTTGCAGTTGGATTCTCGCCAATCTTGGCACATATTTAGTCTTGAACAATAAGTGGGGGTTTTGCAGAAACCTTCGTTTTTAATACAATTATCCTGAAATCCGCCGCAATTATAACCACATTGCCTGCACCAGTTTAAGGTCCCAGCAATTGGGAAAAATTGCTTACATGTAAACGCGTTGCAAGTTTTGATGGGGCTCAATGACGACATAAGATCATCAGGAATTGTGCAAAGACATCCGGGCGCACTAACACATGCTATTATTTTGCCATCTAAATCTTCTGTGCAACTATCTAAAAATGGAAATATTTCAGGCTTACCGCATTGTTCCCAGCAAATATTACGCATTCGCAAGCAACTATTTTTCTGATTAATTTGAATATTTTTTGTTGTGGTGGATTCACTTGTTGAAGTGACTGTGGTTGGAATGGTGGTAGAAGTGGGAATAGTTGGGACTGTGGTAGTGAGTGAAGCAGTTGCAGTGGGTGTGGTGGCAGTTGCAGTGGATGTAGCAGTTGAAGTATTTGCAGTTTTACCATTTTCGCAACTATGGCAAATTCTATTTGAATTTTCAACAGAAAGACCAGGGCTATAATTACATACTACCAAGTTAAAAGAAGAATTTGATGCGGTGTTTAATAAGCATCTGGATGCACCACAGCCTACCCTAGTAGTTGCTTCATTTATTATCTGTGCATATCGCGCATTTGAACTATTGTATCCTTGACCACATGTCAAACTATTGCTTTCCTGAATCCAACTCCAAACTGCAAGTGTTAAATCGGGCCAACCAATTACCTGAATATTTTCTCCATTACCAAGATTAATAAAGCGAGTATTTTTCTCCAAGATGCATTTTTCAGAATACATTGATGCAACATATCCTAAATTATCATCATATGTCAAATTATTTAAACATAAACCTGCGCGGGCACTGTTATGAGTATTAAGAATAGAATTCTTCTGTTCATTATTTATAGTTATTGAATCAATAAAACTAGATTGTGCACTTAATACGCAGCTAAACAAAAGTAACAACACGTCAAACATCATCTTGCTCTTGTTCTTAATAATCTTATATATAAATAATTTATAAATTTATAAATATATTCATTAAACAATTATCATGTCGAGTGAGTCAGAAGTGCCTACTAATAATGCTTCTTCTAAATCTTCTATTGATTCTGTAGAAGGTTCCGGAGTAAATTTACAAGGTACTCTTAATGCTGCTCGAAATATTGGTAATAATCCTTTAGTAGTTGGATTAGTGTCCAATCCGGCATTACAAGAAATCGGTAAACAGGCTGCAACTGCAGCTGTTGTCGCAGCATCAAAAGGAAAAATTAAGCCTGAGCAAGTAAATACCGCATTTAATGTTGCAAGCACCGCAAAACAAGTGTATTCTCAAACAAGAAATCCTCAAATGAATCAATTATCATCACCGCCACAATTACCACCGCCACAGCTACCACCACCGCCTCAAGAACAATCTTTTACTCAAACCCCACCAATGTCACAATTACCGCCATATCCACAAAACACATATAATACACCGCAGCCTCGTCAGTATAACACCCCAGTTGAAAAATGTCAATATACAACTGAAGAACTTGAAAGAGAACTTCTTAGAAGAAAATCATTAGAAATATATGGCGGTGTTGAAACAGTAATTGCAGGTCAAGAACCAACAAAAGCACCACCAACTACAGACCTTTTACCAAGCGGTTTAGTATTAGTATCAGTGTGTCGTCAATCTTCTCAATCCAAGAATATTTTATTTGCATGTTTAATCGCATTGTTATTAACTATTATAATTATATATATTTGGGATCCTAAGCAATTAGAAGCTCTTGTAGAGCAAGTACATAAATTTTTCAACTCAATTATACCATTGCCTGTGTTATGAAAATTATTTAAAAGTAAATAAAATATTATTTTTTTATTTTAAATAAAACTCAAATATATAGTATATAACAAAAATGTCATTTTTTAGAACTAAGCCAAATATGTATCATCCAAACCACGTGTTTAGTAATAATAATTTCATTAATGGTTATAACAATCCTTTGTACAGTTTAATGAATTACGAATTTGGAGAGAATGTAAATTTTCCAAATTCGTGGTTCGATGACACCGACAACAATTATCGCTGCGTAATTAAGCAACATAGATTTATCTATGATTCTGTATGCAGCGGATGTATAGAAGCTAAAAACCGCAACCTTATGAGTGGGTATACACCAAATATTATGTTTGGTACAGTTGAGACAACTATAACAAACACAGCTAATACCAAGGCTTTAAGTGCACTTATTGCATCTTCTTTCACAGAAAACGAATCAAAAGTGGAAGAAATATGCACTGAAAAATACGAGTCTAAATCAGGTCATAGCGGTAGTAAATTTATAATGGAGGAAGAATCTGATACATCTAGCTACTGCTTGAGTGATTCTTCTTCAAGTGATTCTTCAAGCGATTCTTCAAGTGAGTCTTCAAGTGAGTCTTCAAGTGAGTCTTCAAGTGATAGTGAATCAGTGGACGACTCTTCGATCAAAAAAGAGTTAATGTCTTGTCTTGAATCAAGTGAAGAAAGCAGCGGAGTAATTCCATCATCGCTTATTAATGGAGAAAAACCTCTGATTGATTTTAATGAAGAGGTTAGCACTATATTGATGGTGGAAGATAAAAATTATCCAATTGAAGCATATCTTCAAGAATGCGGAGAGGTGGAATCTGTTAAAGCATCAGATATTATTAATGATGCCGATAAAATTGACGAAATACCAACAACTACTTATGAATATGATGGGGAAGAACTTATTGGTGAAGCAGATTATATTGAAAGTGGTCAACCCAATATTGATACAAACATTCATAATAATGTAGTTGAGAATGAGCAAATAGCCCAAATAAACATAGACATTCGTGATATAATGCAGTCCGTAACTGAATTAGCCCATGAGTCTTGCACAAACTTTAACTTGATAAGAAAGCAAGGTGAAACATTATCAGAAATAAAATGCGCTGTAACTGAACTACAAGAATCTGATAATGTTGATTCGGATGTACGTGCATTCAAAACTGAACTTGCGGCAATTAAATTAGATTTAATTATGTGCCGATTGGACGTGGAACAGTTGCAAAAAGAAAAGGCCGAAAATGACAGAATAGTTAGTGAACAAACTCGAGAAATTAACTATTTGAAGCATCAGATGGAAATTTTAACTGAGAGAATTTTAGATAATCAAGTTAAGATGGCAACATGTTTGCCACAATTAAACTTTATAAAAGAACAGGTTGGAAAGAACGAGTTTGCTCTTTCTACTACTGATAATTCAATTGCTGCTCTCGAAGAGCGCGTTAACCAAATGGAATCAACAAAGGATCTTACAGACAGTGTGATTTCCGTATTACAAAAACAAATTGTTAAAACCCGCATGGAGGTACGTCAAGTTATTGCCGCAGATGGAACAAAAATTACATCTGCGACTAAAGACGATTAAAAATGATTAAAAATGATTAAAAATGATTAAAAAAATTACCACAACGCCCACCACCACAGGTTATCATTGATAATCTGTATATTTTTTCTTTACTTTGGTAATGTCAAAACCAAAACTCTCATATGCATTTTTACGAGAATAAAACTGAGACTTAATTTTAGTGCCATCATCGACCACGTCAACAAATTCACGCAATATATTTGCATCTGAACCTCTACGCATGGCACGTGGTAGAATCTGTCTAAATCCCTCTCTGCGCGGCGAAAGCAAAACAAGAGCATTAATATGTTGAATGCTTACGCCGGTTCCTGAATAACCGTAAGTAGTAAGAATAATTCGCGCATTATCGGCATCATCAAGAACATCACCTTTTGCGCCTCCCTTCATCAACACAAGGTCCGCTTCTTGATCTTCCGGCAAAAACACCATGTGTCTGTTGTCTGGCCCAAGCGCCTTTACCAGTTCCTTTTCGATGTTCTTAAGATGCTGCACTCGATCGCTAAATGCCATAATATATCTCTTAGCAGTCTGATCAGCTAATAATTCAAGTATTTCAGCTACGCATAATTTAAGACGATACGGATCACTAATAAACTGCTGCAACATTTTATCAAAATCAACATACCCGGTGACTTCACTTAATAAATTTTGCGAGTATTCTTCTGCCGCGGTATATTTGATTACTTTTACATGACCCTTAAAAACAGCATCTTCAACTTTATATCCCGGAATGCTATCAGCATGAAATGGCATTCCCAGATGTTTATAATATATAACGTCAAACCCATCCTTACGATCGCTTGTGGTGCCTGACATGCCCATTACATATCGCACTTGACACTTCCAGAAAATCTCACTACGAGACTTGCTACAATATGTATGTATTTCATCGAAAATAACAAACCCAAATTTAGCAAAGAATTCATCGGGCAAATTAATTGCGCTGTTAATAATCATCACAATTATATCATAGTTGTCAGCATATTCCATTGCATTTTTTGTGCCATCTGCGCATATAATTTTATTATTAGGAAAGCACGTATTTAGGTCTTTATATGCTTGTTTTTGGAGCTTATCTCTTAAAACTATATAAAGTGTGTTTCGCTTTAATTTTGAAATAAGACCACCGGCCGTAAATGTTTTACCAAGCCCGGCTTTCATATCTAAAACCACCGTTGCAAATCCTGCATTCGCGTTAGCTTCTGATAGTTGGTTATTCACAAGATGATCAACTGTTAATACTTGATTCTCCATTAATTCGGCCTTAAAATCATAATCAACTACACGCCCGTTTGGTATAGTATTGTCCAAGTGATCAATTATTCCTTGCTCTTGCATAATACGACCTGTCGTTCTAGGCAAATGAATAGTGCGTATTGTACTACCACCTGCTTCAATAATTTCATGCTTATATATTTTTGCAATTTTAGGAGGTCCAATTCGCTGCTCTGTTCGAACAGTTAGTTTATTTAAGAAAGTTTGATATTTATGCTTAAAACATTCTCTTACTTGATCATCAGTAAA